CCAGCCGATATGATATTCGGGCGTGGTGCCTTGAGAAGCATGGATAGATATCCAGCGGGAGTAAGTTTTTTTGCGGGATACGCTCCTTTGAAAACTTTTGCAGATTGCAGTTTTATAAAGGGCGCAATACCGGCAGCAGATATTGCCATTTGGAAAAAATTTGATTGTGGTGAATTGCTCTATCAGGGCTTAAGGTTGAGCTCTGCCATAGCTTCGGCTTCCATCTGATTGACAGAACCGCTTATGTGCTTTGATAACCCTTTTTGACCTTCAGGAAGCTTTACTTCTGTTGTCTCGGTTTTGATATCCGACACCTTGCGAACTTTATTTTGGTCTAAGACCCGTGTTTTGAAATCTGTTAGATTAACCTCAAGGTTATTCTCTTTACTATATACTTTAGAGCCATCGGCTTCGCGCAGCTCCAATTTACCGTCTACTCGTTTGAGAATATAGCCGCTGTTTGCTAATTCTTTGTCAAATATGCTTTGTGCAAAAGCCTTTTTGACCGCTTCCGGTGTCTCTGCCGGAAGCGCGCCGAAATCATCAGCTACGAACAAAGAGCCAAGCTCTATGGCATTGATCTTGTTTTCGACTTCTGCATCTTTAGCTGCTAATGCTGCAGCATGATCAGTTGCCATCTTCGCGAGATCACCATTAGCCTTATCCAATTTTGCTATCAAATCGGCTTCTTTTCCTTTTGCAGTGCCAGCTCCTTTTTCATCCAGTATTGTCTTGATCAGCTTTCTTGCTTCATCGATCTTATTGTACGATCCGGTGATTGCTTTTATAGCTGTTTTCTGGTCTTCAGTAGCACCTACAGTATCAAGAAGTGCTTCTAGCTTCACATCTACAGCATTCAATGCCTCCGCCTTCAGCTTATTTTTAAGTGTCGGATTAGCCTCAGCGGCATCGATGGTCATAAGCTTGGCATCGATCAGGTTGACCGCAGTAGGTGGCACATCGCCTTCTAATGCTTCAATAATTACAAGGTCTTCAGGTGTAATGGTTACGCCTGCTTTTTTTGCCTGATTGATGAGATACTGAGATACTTTCATACTGTTGCTGTTAAGCCTATTTTAGTGATTTGAATTATTTAGGTTCTTGCTCTTATTTAGCTTCGAGTTCTGCGATCTTGGCATTAGAAGCCTTGACCACGCTGACGCGGATATCATTGCCTACTATCTCATTTACCTCATCTACTGTAGTAGCTGATTTGATTTTAGCTATCACATCATTAGCCGGAAGAGCATTAGCAAGTATTGCATCCAGTTTCTTTTGCAACTCCTCTTTTTCGAGTTTGTGCTTCTCGATCTCTGCATCACGCTCACTGATCTTGTCAGTAAGTTCTTTGGTATTTTGGACTGATACAGATGCGAAATTCTCATCCTTCCATTTGGTGCGATCTATAGTACTCTCGTCTACTTCCTCCAGCAGATATTGATCAGCCGGTTTGACGAGATTGTTATGTGCCAGAAAGTGAGATTTAAGGGCTAACGCAACATAATGGATTGTGCCATCGGGCTTAGTAACTTTGAGAAGTTTTTTCATCTGGAGAATTGTTTGTACCACAAAAATATAAATGGATTATGAACAATGTTCATAGAATATGAAATTCTGAAAGAAAGGTATATCTTTGTGCTATAAAATTGATATATGGCAGAAAAGGATTGCACCGCTAAAGACAAGCTTATTCGAGAAATCCCATGTGATATTCAAATGAAAATTGACATGGTAAAAGCTGAGATTTTATCCAACAATCCATATCGCGGAAAAGTCAGCGATAAAGAAGCAATATTGAAAATGATTAATGCATACCCACTAAAAAAATAACGATGTCGCAAAATCACAGGCTTAGAAAAGTAGCAGGTATGCTTAGCGAGCTTGAAAAGTATAGCATATATTTTAGGTATGTTGGATATGTTTTTTTGCAAAAGCATAGTTTTAACGCCTCTGTCATTGGAATAAATGATGGGTCAGAATATGGTAAGCCATATGATGGGAATGGCTGGAATAAACCTGATAAAATTGATGGAACAGTGCATTTCAGGTATTTGTGGAAACACTTAGATCCAGTATCTTTTAATGAATTTATAAAGCCCGAAAAAGTAACGGACTGTGGGGAAGATTTTCATAAACAAGGATATGCGACACGATATAGACGTATAGATAATTTTAACACCTTAGATTACTGGCTAAGAATCATGTTGTCTTAGAAAATATTTAATCAGGAAACTTTGCCCGAAGGAATTTCGGCACTATAGCAGCGCTCACAGGTACTACAAGATGGCTACACTCCCAGCCTCCGCGCAGTTCTTCAAAGTTATATTTATTGGTACCCGGCTTTAATCCTTCCGGCAGGCCAGTCTTTTTATTGATCTCTCCATTCATTTCTTTGAACTCCGGGAATTTACCCTGTATGACTTGTGAAAATTCACTTTCATGAATGAACTCCTTTGCTATACAGGCCTTACAGAATGCCCGTGAGGTTTCTATGATCGCACCGACGTACATATACCATACTAAGCCGAGATCTGCCGCAATCATTTTGTTGTATGTGCCGGCATAGGTATTGAGTGTATCGGTGGTGATTTGCTTGGCATGGCTGACCATTGGACCGTCGTTTACAATAAGGTAGTCCCGAACCTCATTCATCATGCCTGAATATGATTTCCCCTTCGTAATATTCGTGCGGAGGATCTCCTGAGCCTTGTCAATAACGGGACCTTTCATGTCGGCACCTTTCAGAGAGTCTATGGTGTCACTGATGGTCTGATGCTGCAGTTCTTTCAATTTATCATGCGGTTCAAAGTCTTCGAACATTTCCGCAAAATAATCATGTTGAATATCAGTGATAATATTCAGGGAAGAGAATAAACCTGATATTTTTTTATTGAATTTATCACTCCTGACAATCTGCTCTATTTTAGATTTTGCCTTACCTATCATTGATAGATTCTTAGCATTATTGACTATCGCACCATCCTTTACATCCATATCTTTGACCATGGTCTCTATCTGGTGATATAGCTCCAGATCAAAAGAACCCATTGAGCCACTGAATTCAATGATTCCGGCATCAATACTATTGAGCAGCTTTTGTATGGTTGGATGTGCAGGCATTATTTTGCAGTTGAAGGGTCAGGAGTTCCGCCTCCAGCATTGCCCGGATTTGGTTCTTGGGCAGCAGCTTTCATGAGCTCCGCTTTTAACTTTGCCTCACCGGTGATTTCGTCCTGCTTTTCCTGTGCCAATGTTTTTAGAATGTCCTTTTGTTTTTCACGAGGCATGGTATAGAACCCTTTGTTCTGATCCACAGCCGTCTTTACAAATTCAAAGATGTAGCAGCTGATGATATAGTCCAATATCTCAATACCGCCATTTGTAAGGCGTGTCATGAGGTCAGCAGTATTGACACCAGGGAATGGATTTAGGCTATATACAGCATTGAGAAGATCAACCAGCTCGTCATTATCTTTAAATTTCTTGCTATTATATTCTGCTTCTAACGCCGCTACAATCACTGGGTCTACCTGCGCATTACGCAGTTTGGCAATCTCGTCAATTATGAAGGTATCACTCAGTAGATCAAATTTCTGCGGTACTGCAATATTCGGGCACATAGCCTTTATTTTTGCAGCATCCTTGACTGTGTAGCTATAGCGCATCATCGCTATATGCCAATAGCACTTACGCAGGATATGTACTAAATCGGTGGCCACCGAATGTACGAAGTTGTTAAGCTCATCCCTATCTACAGCTTTGGCAATACCAGATTGAGCGAATGGGCTATCTGCGAGAAACTCCATACTCACAGCAGCATAGGCATCATATATTTCTCCATCATAAGACTCATCTATTGCCTTCAGCATGGTCGCTACATCATTCTTTTGGATATAGCCCGCTAACGGGATCGGAACGGGATTGTCGCCCGGTGCAGTTGTATTTGCATTGATCACCATGCTCTCATATGGGCTGGTTGGTACCGTACCATTTCCATTGCACTCTGTACACACTTCCAGAGGTGCTGCATCCATATTGGGTTTAAAAAATCCAGAACCACTACATTTTTTGCACTTCTGTGTCTGATACTGCCACATCAAACTATGCACATGCTGCACCATTTCAGCCTGCTTGTCAGAGTATATCATGATGGCAGAGTTAAGACTCGGCACACATCCATTTATTCTACTCTCATATAGGAATTCCTGACCGCTCTCTTTGACGAGACCGCCAAGTTTAAAACAAGAGAGAACGCCCATATTATGGATAGTAGACTCCTGTATCCATGATGTGGCGCCCAAATTATTTTGAGAAAATTTCACGATCTCTTCAGGAGTGACTACGTAAAATATCTTTCCATCTGTATGGGTAATATTATCGACTGTATATGTTGCAGTCTCTGTACTCAACAATACTGCATACTTACGCTCTACAAAGTCATATACTTGATCGGAGTTAAATATCTCCATCACAGGACCAGGCAGTTCATTGGGCTGAGGGATATCATTCATCCTCACCAACACCACAGCATTAGGGTCAATCAGGTATTGCTTTAGCCCGATCGCAAACATCCAGTTTGTGAGATTTCCAAATTTGGGATAGTCCACGTCGCAGTATTCCTGTAGCGAAGAACTGCCAACACCGGTAGTGACATTTTTGGAGTAGTCAATATTCCAGTCTACAGATCGGCTGATCTTAGCCAGTGAATTCAGTATTTTATTAAATACCATCTTCGTTTTAGGCTGGTATATATCCTTACGATACTTAAAAATAGTCTGACTTTCGCCCGGGCGTCGCGCCATCAGCAGATCATCTGGAGTCTCCCCATCAGCATGTACTTTCAGTTCCTTGTATAGCTTTGTAGTGCTATCATAATTCTTATGCTTTTTGAGGCCCTGAAGGTAGGGTTGCAAAAAGTCGGTAGTAATCTCCATGTGCTTAATCGTTTCTGCGGGATGGCAGGTGAGTGATCTTGTTTTCTAATATTGCAGGGATATCAAATGCCTTGATTCTGCCGATGTAAGCTTTTGCGAGGTTCTCGTATTCCCGCCTGATGTGTGGTGGAGTCTTATTTCCGCCCACCGAGAGTATGTAGTGTGAGTTGGATAGCTCTACAAAGTTATAAATTTTATTTGTCTCCTTCCATCCTGACCAATAGGTAGGTTTGAAAAGAGGATCATCTATGTTGATCTTATTTATCAGCAACGAGACAGTAAAGGCAATCTGCTCATTGTAACTGGCACCGGCAAACTCTTTAATCGCATTCTTTGGTTTATTGAATACGTTGCGAGCCGTGCTAAAGAACTGTTTGACCTTCTTTTTTTTGAAATAGATAAATTCAGACGTGAGATCATAGTATATTCCAGAACTAAACTTATAAGCCTTTTTGGTATCGGAGGGAACGGCGAAATAAGCAAAACATTTTTTGTCGATATCCGGATCGTTGATATCAACTGCAGCTGCGCATGGAAAGAAAAGATTGGTATCAGCCATCTTATCGAACAGTTCGGCTGGCTTTTTCTTGCCTAGCCATATCGTATCAGCATCTATGAGGATGGTTTCATTGTATGGCGAAAGGATGTCGGCATATGTTTTGACCTTTATATCAGTGCGGACATCTCCCACATAAAGGTACTCATTTGGGCACATCACGATTTTGTCAAAAAGCCAGCTATACTTTTTCACTGCCCAGTTATAAGCCGCGCCTTCGGTGATCAGCGCAATAGGCATCTTTGGGTCTGATACATGAATAGAAATAGCAAGCCGTACTGCCATCATGCCGTAATAGCTATGTCCGGTAGCGCAGATGATTATACCACGCTGTTTTTTTTCATAAAGGTTGCTCTTTTCTGGTGTCGGTATCGGTATTATTGAATACATATCAGTTGCAGTTATTATTTATGAGATGAATAGGAGTAGAGTTCAAAAGCTTGCCTGAAGCCTTCCCAAGAGCAGATTGATTTGCTCCCGGATATTTGAATTCCAAATTGTCCTTTTTTACAAAGTTGATCGCCGTGTTGAGCGGGTCAAAGCTGGATGCATTCGGATTCGTGATATTGATCGTATCGTGCGAGAGGGCAATTTGCAGGTTCTTGAGCCATATATAAGGCATGTAGTCAGTAGTGAGGTTGTACACTTCATCCTGACGCTCATATAGCTTCATAATTGAGCCATCAGACTTGGTATATATCTTTTCGTCAGTCTCCAGCATTGGATTGCTCAGATATATTGGCAACTCGACTCTATTCTTGTACCCAGCTGGTGCGGCACTATAATTAAAATCAAAAGCGTCAGAGTTGTTGGAATAACTCAGTACAGATGTAAAGCACTCCTGTAGGGCAATCCGTGTGAAACATGTTGTGCAACCATAATACCAGCGTTTTGCCAAGCCCTCAACATATGGGTCTGTTGGCCAGAGATCACCGCTATAGTAATCGCTCACCAGTACCAATTTGAAACATGTGCCTATAGGACATGCCATGACATTATTCGCTGTTGTGAGGGAGTTGTAGTCTACCGATGATGGCGTACCTGATGCCCACATTGTGACATCATAGCTAGTGCCGTTGAATACAGCTTGCGCATTCAGGTCGGTCATTATCGGTAAGTGGTGAAGAGGATGCGCAGGTGCTAAGCCGCCGTCTACCCAATCATATTGACGAGCACTACAGTCAAAATCTGCCGGAACAATGGCAAAATAATTGATGTTTGAAAAAAAACGCGCGATGTCGGATACGGCAATGTTGATGGTGACCTGAAACTTCAGATTTCCTATGGAAGAAGTAGGTAGGCAAAAACTTGCATCTGCATAACAACTATCATACGTCTCAGCGCCGTTCTGGACAAAGGAATATTTTGGGAATATTAGTGCCATAATTAAGCTTTTGGAGTGGTATAATCGCCTGAGAGACTATCAATTTTCTCCTGCAGGTCAGAGATCACCTTATCATGATACTCAGAAAGAATCTTAATGAGTTCGCTGAGTGTGCCATCATCCACACCAGGTACGGCAGCTTTCAAGCTATTTATCTGTGTAGATTTCAAGACGGAAGCGTCGGCTATCTGCCGATGTAAAGAAATCCCTAATGCTAATGCGTCTGTGGTCATATGGAAGATTTTGTTACAAAAGTAAATAAACTATGAACTATGTTTGCTTTATATTAAATTTTTGGTTTTAAAGTAAACTCTGCCGTACCTTTGAATACGCTGTACTTGAGGTCTTGTATCCATCCGTACTGAACAGCACTGCCATTGACTGAATACCCTATCAGGCCATATGGATTTGCATAGATCGATGTCCATTGCGTATATCCTAAAGGATATTTGAACTTGACAAGCTCGGGCTTGAATAGCGGTGCCTTGGCTGATGCGTAGTCGGCAAGATCGATATTGCCTGATTCAGATAGCGGTCCCGACTCCAGCGGATCAGTGGTTTGCTCACCACGAGCATAGAAGTTTCCGTCACCTGAGTTGAATATCAGCTTTGCTGTCGATGGATTGATTAATGTCTGCAATATAAACCATGCCCAGCGCAGCGCATTTCTGACGGGCGATATCCTCCAGTTGTATGTTGTAGCAGGATCGATGATGTTATAGGGGTCGGTGATATCCCCCTGTTCTACCGCCAGTGAACCATCACCATTCCGCTTCAGGCAAATGATGAACATATCTTTATCAAACCTCCAGTCGGTGGTATTTGCCATGAAGAATTTACGGCGGGTGGTCTCTATGGCATATCCTGACGCTACCATTCTACTGATCTTATCCATAGCAGTGTCTATAGCTTTTATGCCTGTTCTATATTGACGTTTGGTGGCAAATTCATCAAGTCCGTTGGTGCCTTCTGCTTCCCATTTCTGATAGCCAATATTGAGGTATGCGATCATATTTCCATCCTCTGCATCACGCTCAACCATATCTACGTTTTCGCATGTCATCAGCACGGTATTGTTATAGAAGTATTCAATAGGTTCTACCCTGAGTCTATCATAGCCTGAGCGGTCAGCATCGGGCTCAATTGCCATGCCCAGTGCATGAATAGCATGGAGGTCGGCAAACATCTGTCTGAATGATGCGAACATTGGCGCATGTGATGCGAGCAGCCATTCATTGTCAGCTACCTTAGTTATCATCATGTAGGTATTCACTCCGGCACTTACCAAATTGTTATCCGGGCAATCAATTATGACCACTTCGCCGCCTGTATCCTGCGGGTCGATGGTGATCAATCCCGTTCCTGACTGCTGAATGAGTATCTGAGTTCCTATCGGTAGAGCAGCTGTACCATTGGTCGGGATGGTGAATGTGATGGCGGCACTATTGGTAAACTGATAAAAGGCGCTTGCCGGACTGCCGGAGGTGAGTTCGCTGAGTGCCGGTGTGTGGCTAGTACCGGGAATGACTGTTGTAGGCGTGGAAAAGTTGCCCCAATATAAGGCTTTGACAGGGGAATAGTTTCTGATCAATAAACCATTGGTAAGACATTCGAGAGAACCGGCACCGTCGGTGCTGCTAGTATATGGCTGAGAGTCTGTCCTGCCTAGATAGTCGCTTTTCACCCGCATCTGACCGTTAGTGATTATCTCGGCGGCGCGGCTCAGTGCTTCATTTACCATATATACATTCGAAGGGTCGGCAGGCGCTACCTGAGACAGTATCTCGATTCGGCAATAGGATTGATCAGCTGTCACGGTGAAATTTGCGCTTGGCTTATACCCTAACGGATATATTGTGACTACTCCTGCAGTTGCGGATGACATATGCACCTCAACTAAAGCACCAACATTTGTAGTAGTATCACTTCCTGTAAATGTCAATGTAACACCTGATGCGGCTACTATTTTAATAGGGCTATATCCACTTTGTTTTAAATAAAAAACTCCCGCTGTAATACCTGGGAAAGTATTTACAGTAACAACAAATGGAGTTGTAGATCCTATTGAATTTCTTACACTCAAGCAAATTCCGTTTGATATCCAAGTATTATCTGTATATGCTGTATAGGGTGCAGCTGGTGCATATGGTGCATCTACTTGAGATGATCCCATAAATCCAGTCAATGGGAATGCTAAAAAGCCATCTATTGCAAAGGGAGAAAATCTTGTGTTATATTCTCCACTGTAAATATTTAATCCAAATTGCATCCCATATTGTGCATCAAGATATACAAATACAAATAACTTATCCCCTCTGTTGAATGGAACTTCTGCATGGTATTCAACGCTTTCAGATTGGTGGTCTTTCACCCCTCCATTATAGTAATGAGTAGCAGTAAATACTTTAGTTATGAATGGAACATTGCAATCATTTCCAGTAAATGGAATACTTGATGTAGATGTATTGATCGGTCCTTTTGAATATGCCTCTGCCCAGTCCACTCCTTTATAGACATAGCAGTATACATGCCCATATGGAGAATTGCTAAATGCATCGTCAGACTCATCCAATAGAGTTAAACAAACATTAAATTTGAAGTCTACTTTACATACAGATGATATGTAATCTAGGTCTGGCTCATACTGAAATATATAATCTACATCCGTTATTGTATCTCTGGTTCCATCTTGCGCCTCACCAACGCCGCCCGGGAAATTGGGCAATTCCTGATTGACAATGAAAGCGTATGGCGTAAATATGGTGCTTTCTACCCCGCCTATGTCAGATAATTTTGAATTAGCAAATTCATTAGAGCTACCTTGCCTATTTAGTGGCGTCTTACAATTGTCCTGAAAGGTTTTTTGTATTTGGACAGACATATTTGATTGTTTTTATCTATTTTTAAATTATAAATACTATCATCATGAAGATATTTTTCATTTTCATCTGCGCAATTACTCTTGTATCAAGCCAAGCGTGTAAAAAGCAAACGCTTTGTACTAATTATAAATGTTACCCTTCCGATATAAATGGAAATCGCTTGGATACAAGTAGCAATGCTACCTACAACTCTATTTGCGCAACAGAATTGTACACCAATGGTCAAGGCGTTGTAACGGTTAGCAATCCTCCTCTTAATAATAATGGTGGATATTGGGTTTGTCATTAGTATCATGGCTGTGCATAGTATTGAGGTACGTAATTATAGACTGCATAGTCAAGCTGCTTGATGCTCTTCGGAGGCAAGACAATACTCATTCCCAATCCTGCATAGTTTGGCAGCTGCGCATATCCTTCATCGAAACATTCTCGGCTGTCCAGTGGCACTTCATGATCCATTCTGTTCTTGAACCACATCAGCCAATTTCCGTTTTCCAGCCCCACCTCGACATAGCAGCCGTTCACACCTGTTGTCTCCTTATACTTTGAGAAATTGAATCTACCTGTGTAGAGAGGAAGAAAGCTGCTGGTATCATCGCATGAAAACTCTATCATCAGTTTCACATCTGCATCAATGCCAAAGTTCTGATAGGCTGCCTTTAAAATGGCATATCCTGCCTTGTAATACTTCAGTCCGTTGACGGTATCATTGACTTGATCAAAGAACCCATGATAGTTCTTATCCCTACCCAAATGCAGTTCTATGGCATCAAACGATACAGGTTCGTCTATTACAGTTGTGACATCTGTGCCGGAGGTTTTATCTATTATCGTGTATCTGAGCATCAGTATTAGAATTTATATCTGCTATTGTAATATTGTGTGCGTGTGCTGCCGTGAGTGATATGCTTGGTAAAACCGTGCTCATCCATGCTGATGTTGACCTCTTTTTTACTTTTTATATCCGATCTGAGCCCTCGTATCTCGCTCACCAGTTCCCCAGTATCTGTGCCCTGTACGTGTACACCCACACCATTGAGCATTGCGTTTATATCTGACATCGGGATATAGCTATCCATGAAACTGCCTTGTCTCATTGCTTCCAGTGCCGGTCTATAGTTCTTGGTCTCTTCTGCTGTCATCACACTCTCCCCAGCGGAGAGCATGGCGTGTATTGAATCGGATGTTGCTGTACCCGGCCCTTGCAGTCCTATTACACCCTTTGCAAACTTCGGAGGGGACTGAGAGGCGATGATGCCCGCCTGAACTCCCGCTGATAGCATTGCTAAAGCACCCGTGACGAGTCCGGCAGGATAGCCCTGCTGAGCCAGTGACATAGTAAATGCCAGGGCGCCATTGATTAGCGCCTGCTCCTCTTTGGCTTTCTGATCTGCTTTCCATGCAGCCAGCTTGGCGGCAGATTCCTCAGCTTTATACTTTCGGTCGATTGCCATTTTCTGCTCTTCGGTCAGTGCTTTATTTGACAGTTCCGCTTGCTTATCTGCATTGAGATGATCCATTGTACCCTGCAAAGAGTTCTCACGGGCAGTCTTCTGATTTTCGAATACTGCGCTGGTTATATCCTTTGCAGTATTCAGCATAAAGTCGGCCACTTGCTTTTCGACCTCCTCGGCAAACTCCTGTTCCTTTTTCTTCAGTGCATTGGTCTTATCAAGAAGGTCTTTTTTTATTGATAATATCGTATCAGCTACCTCCTGTTCCTTCGCTATACTCTCATCCGCATAGGCTTCAAGCAATGCAAGCTTATCCTTATCAAGCTGAATCTGTGATTTAAGTTCTATTTGTGCCGCTTTTTCAGCGCCGCCTTTAGTCAGGTCAGGATTATCCTTATTGATGTCGAGTTCATTCTGCTTTTGCAGTCGCTCCATCATCTTCATCTGATCTGCCAGTTCGCTTTTATCGGCATCCTCTTGCAACTTCTTTTTCTTCTGCGCTGCCTCCTGATCAATGGCAATCAGCTTGGCTTGTTTCTCCTGCTCATTGGTGATAGAGTAGTTTGCACTCAATATCTCTATCTGCCTCTGATTCTCAACCAGCTCTTTTTGTGCTTCAAGCTGACCGCTGGTACCGGGAACAGAAGAACTGATCTTGCCCTGAATGCCCATCTGAGCAATCTTTAGTTTCTCGGATGCGATTTGATAGGCTGAATCCCTTTGAGCCTGCCTATCCTTCTCTGCTGCATCCTTATTTATCTGCAAGATCATTCCGGCATCATCTTTGGCCGCCAACACTTTTATCCTGCGCTCATCCTCGATTGTTTCGCGGGTAAGTTCCAGTCGTTTCGGCAGGTCAGCTTTTATATAGGCCAGTTGATAGGCGAGCAGCTCTTTGTCCCGATTCAATTGGTCGGTGGCAAAGGCTGCTCTGATCTCTTTTTCCTTTTCTTGAGCCTGAGTGATGGCAAGTGCCCTTTCTCCCTGATGCTCCGGATCTATCCCATTCAACTTTAGTGCTAACTCCTGATTGTTGAGCGCTATCTTAGAATCAAGCTCCTCCTGTGAATACTTCTTTGCGATGACGACACGGCGCTCAGCATAGTCGCGGGCATTCTTGAGTCTTAATTCCTGTTCTTTTTCCTCTATCTCAGTTTGATTTGCAGCACGGGCAGTATTATTCTCCTGGGCAGCCTTTTGATATTCATCAAACTCATCGAGCGGCTTTCTGAGGCGCGTGTATTTTTCCTCTTCCTCTTTGATCTTCTTCTCCAGCTTGTCTTTGTCCATACCGAGCGTAGGCGCTTTGCCATTGTTGATATTGTCCTGCTCTTTTCTCAGCTTGACAATGGTCTCTCTTAGTTCTTCGACCTTTTCTTTCTGCCTCTCATATCCATTGGTACCATCTGAGAATTTGTGATAGAAGTAGTCGAATACCTCGTTAATCTTCTCACGCTGCAAAAGATATTCCTTATCACCATCGAGCCTTTTCTTTGCCAGTTGCAACATTTCAACCTCACCTGCTCCACGGGCTTTTGCCAGTTCCTCCTCTGCGCTGATGTTGCCAATATGAATATCATGCTCCATATTGAGTTGTTTCAGTCGCTCTTCGCGCAGTTTATTGCCCGCATCAATCAGGGCATTCAACGATTTTTCCCTTTCCTCTGCAGAGGCAATTGATTTGCTGAACAGGGCATATCCCGCCGCCAGTGCTCCGATGGCAATTGCTGCCCAGCCGATCGGCCCCATTGCAATATTGAGGGCTTCCTGTGCCGCCACTGCCAGCCATCTCACTGCTACACTCTCTGACATCAGTCCATTCTCAATTGCCTGTGTAGTGACTCTGCCTTCTTCTGCCACTGTAGCTTCAACTGTGGCTTCTGCCTCAGCTTCTTTGGCGACAGTATTTAGAGATGTAGCCGCGGCGAGTTCGACTTCTGCAGCAGCTAGTTTCTGCTTGGTGGTTATGCCGAGCCTTTCCTGTATCTGGACATATTTTGCCATCACCAGCGCCTTTATCTCACCTGCCTCACGCATGGCACGCGCTATCTCGGTGATCTGCATCAGGAACAAAATAGACTGCTGAGTCTTAGCTGCTGCCTTTGCCGCCTCTTCTTCACTGCCTGTCAACTTTGCGAATACCTCTGTGCCGGCACCATATGCAGCGAATAGACCTGTACCAGCGGAGGTGAGCAATTGCAATGACCGGTCAGTGGTGGATGCCGCCAATCCCAAAGTCTTCATGTCCTTGGTATATTCTTTCAGCTCCCCTTGCAGTGCGATCATCTCAGCGAGGTATTTCTTATTGCCTGAGTTCTCATAGAGGGCCTTGACCTCAGCTAATTTAGCACGAACTTCAGCAATACTCCCCGCAGCGGCTTTATGCTGGGCTGTATTTTCCTTCATTGCATCGCTGTGCTGCTTGGTGGCAACTACAGGTATACTTGCAGTCAGAGTTTTATTTGCTGCTGCGAGATCTGCTATACTTTTTGTCTCATTCTTGACTGCAGTTGTGGTCTGAGTGACCGCTTCCTTTTTGGCAGTATGGGATTTGACAAATGCCTGTGCTGTGGCCTGATCTATTTTGCCAGCCTCTACTAGTGATGCTATAAGGTCGGCAGCGCCTTCCATTGCAAAATCTACATTGATGATTACATTATCCATTGCGCCTATTTTGGGATTCTATCTGTTTGGCTTTTAATACTACCTTGTTGAGAGCATGATAGTATTCGGGGAGTGTATATTGCTCGATAGGCTTTTGTGGCCCCAAGCCGGATTGAGAGACTATTGTAAGACTGTCATATAGATTTTCCTCTGTTCGTCCGATAGCGATGCTGAGATAATTTCCAAATGTGACTTTGTTATTTCGCTTACCGCCATCGAATAGTTCTGGATATCTATGTCTTGCCCATTCAAAAACGGAACCAAGTTTTGTATTGGCTGACGTAAAAAAAAAGCGTTCACGCCTTCAGCTTTCTTCCATTTTTCGATTTTGCGCTGATTGTACTCAGGCTCATATTCCTCAGGGTTTTCATTCTCATCGAAATAGACGACACTGGCCAGCTTGTAAACCATATCGGTTTCAACGACAAAATTCAACCTCTCTGAAAGCATATTGTTGAGCTGATCTATTTTGAATATGTCAATCGGGTTTCTGCGAAGTTCATTTTTGACTGCCGCTGAATGGGCTTTCAGGAAGTCAGCCGAGCATTTCATGTTCATTTCCTCATAGAATTTGAGTGCTCCGAGACCTCTGAGGCAAGGTATATTGAAGATGCTGTCCATCTCATAGTATTTCACGCCATCAACCTCAAAGGCTTCTTTGATGATGTACTTTGATTCCGGGAAAGGCTTAGTCTTGACCATGCCCGCGCGAGTGAAAAGAAGTTTGATAAATTTCTTCATATAGTGGTGAGATAGTTTGCGAGCTGTGAGAGGTAATGAGACTTGACGCAGAATGCATCACAATAGGCATAGAAGAAATCAATCTGTACGTTTATTTTGATCTGATAGGATGGTTTGCTAGGATTGGAAAAAACCAACATCCCGCCTCCGCAGTTGCATGACCCGGTTTGCGTCCAACCGGCAGAATTCAATATTTCGGCAAACTTAACGGTTGTCATTTGTTCTGCTCATTTGATATTTGAAAACTACATGTGCGATAGGATATGAGAACAATACATTGAATCCGGCAGTGACAAGAATCACCCATGCTAAACTGAATATATCGAATTCGACACCTTTGACAATCCAGGTAACTATTGACCAGAAAGAAGACATGCAGATAGTGCACTGATATAGTGGCTTAGCTACAAATTGTGACTTCACCCTTCTATCAAGTATTCTGCGGAGCGGCGCGAAGATCATGCCATCCTCCAATGCAAAGAATAAGGCGGTGATGCATAGGGCATTCATAAAGCCCTGAAGTATGATATCTAGTGTTGTCATGTGCATTGTCCTATTACCGCAACTGGCGGCGTTCCTGTCCATTCGTACATTGAAATAATGATTTCTGAATACGTGCCGCCTCCGCATATGGTAAACTGATCATTGACCTCGTTGCCTGTCTTAGCGACGGTAAGAATGAATGAACCAGAGAATGACCTGAGTAGATTTGATAGAGAAATGTCTGATATGATGATCGTCCCTGCACCATCTGTCATGGCTGTGCCATAGAGTCTGTTCCCGAATTTATCTTTCAGGCACCATTTGTAACTCTGTGATGGTGTCAGATTGCCTATCACCGTGAAGTTGGATATAGCTGAAGGAAGCTGAACCTTAAAGCTGGAACATGATGACATATGCTAGATTTATTCACAAATATAAATGAAAAACGAACATAGTTCATAATTTATGAAAATCGTTATTTAACTTTGTAGTTCATTTTTATTGTCAATGCATAGCCGCATTAGGCCGTCAGACACCCTTCTGGCGGCTTTTTATTTCAACAGATGTCGGAAGTAAGTATTACAGAAATATCTCCATGTATCGAGCGCATCGGCTTGCTTCATTGCGTTTTGCCGATCTGATTTATCCAGATCACCCGTCGGCAGCACTCGTACATTCTCAAAATCATAGATCAGGTGCTTGCATCTTACCGGATCGAATGTGCATTTGACTTGACTCAGAACCATATTCATCAAAGTGAGATTGTCTTTCACCTTTGGATTGCTCTTTGGTACTCTAAATTGCCCGTTTCCTAATCCAAGATGCTCAGGTTTCCGCATAAGGGTATAGTTGCTGACGTGATCATTGGTTAGCGTTGTGCCGTTGTTGCCTGATGAATCGCCCGTGATCATAAAGAGAGCATTGGGATAGTTTGACTTCAGATATTGGCACATTGCCGGAGTACCTGAGTTGGGTATCTTGAATGTCTCAATGCCTACTACCTCGCCGTTATTGATGACCTGAAACACTGACCATGTCATAGGGTTTCTATTGAAATCACAACTGACTATCGTAACCTCCTGAGGATTCCATTTAGTAGGTCCAATGTGTTTTTCTCGGTTGAAAGCGAAAGCGGCGGGGCTATCATTCGCGCGGCGTCCCCACTTGCCCATTGTGAACACATCATAATGAAATGGGTTCGTCGCTGCGAGATTCTCCAGTTTTGCCCTTCGCTCGGATGAGCAGTACGGGTTATCATGGTAGGTAGTCCATGTGCTGGTATAGCTTAGTGTAATGGTGCTATCTTTGAGTTTTATCTCGATGATGTCGCTATCAGTTCGGTACTCTTTGAGCAGCGGCCACTTTTTCACCATCCAGAAGTCTTCATAGTGTTCCTCCGTTTCAGGATTGAATGATAGCCATTCCTGTACACGTCCTTTGTTAGTACGAAGTGTAGTAGATAGCGTGTCATAGTCCTCCTGCGTGAGCAGATTTGCTTCCTCCACCCAGCAATGGGACGGATTATTGACTGATTTCACCTTTGCAGGGTCATCCATACCGCGACAGATAAACTTATTGCCGTTGACGCATTGTATTTCTAACGGGCTTACCTTGAAGATAAAGAACTGGCTCAATCCCCATTCTTCGACCACTTCTTTGATCACTGCCCACTGGCTATCTTTGATAGAAGCAAAGGTCTTTCTGACGAGCAGGCACGTAAAGTAATCCAATGAGAGGCATTTGACGATCATCTCCTGAGCAACTTCGCGTGTCTTGGCGCCATCTCGTCCTCCCCATAATAGGTTTGTGTCTGCTGTGCTGTTCCGTAGATGTCGGTAGCATGGCAGAGTCAGCTCTGAGTCAAACTCTATCTCAACAGTCATAAAATGCTATTTTTTGCTCAAAGAAGTGGACACTTTATTAGTTTACTCCTCTTTTTTATTGAATATGAGTCGTGTCAATATAGAATACTTCGGAATCCAACTCTAATGCTCCACATGGGCTGTAGCTACTAGAATAGGTAACTATTTTATATCTATGGATTATTCTGGGTTTAAATTGCCAAACTGAGTTATATGTTACACATATAATATTTAACGCCATTATAGCAGATATTGTAGTCATCGCAAGGAATACCTTCATCTTAGTCTTTTTTGTTGGTGATGACGAATTTGAAATTGTTCTGAACTTCATCCTTCTTTTTTGCTCCCAGTCCCTCAAACAGCTCCAGCCACATCTCCATGAACTTGGGATTCTCGCTCTTGATGGCCCGCTGGAATAGGATCATCAGCACTTTGTCAGATCCGGCACGAAGGACTGAGAATCTATCCTCGAATGAACGGTCTTTTAAATGTCTCTCAACGGTCTTCCTATCAACTCCGACCTCTGTAGCAATGCTTTCAATGGTCGGAATCTTGCCGCTCTTGCCCAAAAGATTGGCAAATGATTTGGATATAGCCTGATCAATAAGCTCATAGTCATTTCTCCTTGCATTAGGCTTTTCTTTGCTATCATCTTTTTTAGACATTTGCAGACATTTGAAATTAAATTAGAGCGATAGGGTGGCCTCGAACCCCTTCTTTGGACTGGATAGTCCAACGCATTACCAGTTATGCTTCTATCGCAGGTATTGTTTTCTTTGGATATGGTTTTGATAGTGACGACAGCAGCTTCTTTGCCTCAGGTGTGAATCCTATGGCATATTTCCTTTTGCCTTTGGTAAATACCAGCTCCGTTTTCGGGTCAATATGCTTTCTGAGCCATTCAATGTTCTGCTTCCAGCCATTTGCTGAAATAGTTCTTCCATGCTTGACAACGCCATGAATCAGATATTTGGGCGTAGGCTTATATGTTTCGACATCTCCAATATAAGTCCAGTTTGATGCTTGGTAGATAGTGCCGACATGGTCCTGATCCATATCTGCGTAACTGATAACGGCTTTGATCAGCGGGTTTTTCTTCTGCAGCAGTTTCAGACTGATGGCAATCACTTTTGAGACAGGCTGAATCTTGCCATTGAGAGCCACTCTTGTGAGTTCGGCAACTTCTCCATTCATATACCCGAACATTTTGGAAAGATGTTGATTTGCTCCGAGGGAATAGAGGACGACTCCGCACCATTCATTTTGGTCGTTGAAAACCGATAATGAGAAAGCGCAAAAGGGTACCGATCTGGAATAGTGGTAATTCAGACAGGCATGTTTTATTGCTTTCGATGATGCTATTTCCAATCTCATATTTCTCCTGCGCTTACTGAAAGAAATGATCCCGGATATTTCTCAGTCAATAGAGTTTCTATTTCCTTTGCTGCTGCTTCAAGTTGTGCCGAGGTCGAGAATGTGATCTTGATCACCGGTGGTTTGTTTTTCTCTGCGCCGATCAGATCAATCGGAACGGTTACTTCGGGAATCTCCAATGCATCGAGTCCCCACTCAGAAAGGAAATCTGTGTTCCATTCCTTTTTGAGCATTTCCCAGTCCCACTCTCCAAAGCTGACATTATCCTTTATGATGAACTGTGCCCGGTATTCTTCAGTCCATTCATCAGCCAAAACAATGGGTATTTCCTTGAGTCCTGTTTTCTTGGCGGCTTCATATCGCTTGTTGCCACCGAGAGGCATGAAACAGCCGTCAACGTCCGTTATGCAGACAACGGGTCTTTTCCAGAGCATATCGGGAAATTGCTGAATGGACTGGACCAGCTGGGCAAACTTATGATCAGTGATGACACGGGGATTGCGAGGATTGGGTTTTATTTTCTCAATCGGCGCTAAGAAGGGTGTATGTTTTTTCTGATTCATTCGGCTGTTTTAGCCGCTGGCAAGCTGGATCAGTGTTACAAATATAGTGAATACTTATTAATCTGTACAACCTTCGCTCTCGCACCCGCTTACTTCTTGGATGGTTAGCTGTCTTCCGAGTTTTGATTGACCTGCTGATTTATGAGTTTCTGAATGTCTTCGGGAATGTCCCAGACAGAGAGTTTACCTTTGCAGAGGATAGGTTCTTTGAACAAGACCATGTCTTTGCATATCCAAGCTATTCGGGTACCATCGAGCATGAGATTGCCGAGAATGGACTCGCGATTCCAGTCAAACACAGAAGTATCTCCCCAACTATCTTCTATACCTACATCGCAAACGCTTTTATAGTCTTTAGCGGACATACAGCCAATAAGTTCGACATATCCGATGATAGCACCGGTAACTAAACTATCTTTATCGAGACTACATAGCCCTTGATCCCAAAAAGAATCAAGACACTGCTGCTGTTCGTTCGTGTATTTAGCTGAGGCATGGATATAGAGTCTTCCTTTGTGCTTTGTTTTCCATGATCTGGTCTCTACCTTCTTGATACCTCTGACAAGGAGTCCCGCCCATGGCTGTAGTAGTGATAGTGCTTTCATAATTTTGATAAATGGCTTATTGCGTATGGATTACCTAGTTTTGCCAGTCTTTTAATTTCCTTTAAATCAGTGCGATAGTAAACTGCCTGATATATTGTTCCATCCTCTCTCCTGTATGGTGTCCATGAGCCGGGACGAACCTCAATATCGGGGTCATCCCAGTCTTGCTCAAAATTCCTGTCCCCGCCATCTATTTGAAATCTGCTAGCGTTGCAATATTCTGTGAATTGTGTTACACACATACCTATATTGTTTTTTGGTTTAAAATATTTTTCAGTTTCTCAGGCAGGGTCTTGTAATTCTTGGCGGTGAAGCGAAGAACTATCCATCCCTCTACCGCGGCGAGGTTATACTTGTCAGTGTCCTTAGTGTAGCCGACGAGTGTTGTATGCCTGCTTTTCCCGCCTCTGGCTATTCCTTCATACTCCACAGCTATCTTCAATGTTGGTATCGCCCAATCGAATCGGAAGCCTGCCGACTTGCTAAAGGTCAGCTCCTCGACAAACTCCCCAGGCTTATACTCTGATAGTGCCTTGAGCCTTTTCCCCACCTTTCGATTAGTCAGGGTGAAGCCGAGCAGCTGGATGCACATCTGCATTTCCCATTTCTGCTTTGCTCCGGTGGGCTTCTTCTTTTCACTGACCAGCTTTTTGCCTTTGGCGAAGTATGCCCGCGCCTGCTCCGCTGTCCATATCTCAGCTGCCGGCATTGGTCAAGCTTTGATATGCCTTTACAATTTGCACATAGGTGTCTTGATCACCTCCCTTGTCAGGATGATGCGATATGACAAGCGAGCGATAAGCCGCTTTTATCTGGTCAGGTGTGGCACTCTCAGAAATCCCCAACACGACATAAGGATTGAACAGGGACTTCTCTGGCAGTGCTTCAAAACCAGAAAACTGTCTATTTCTGACGTCAGATACTCCCCAGCGCTCCTGACCTCTCATAGCTTCAATGGTCAGACCGATGGCATGGAGATTGTCTTCAATCCTGTCCCATGCATCACAGCATAGCACAATGGGTTTGCCATCCAAATGGAAATAGACAGCAACTCCTACCTCGCCATCATCGGGCTTGAGTGATCCGTAAAACATACCATCACGCTTCAGCGGTATATTCGTAGATACGATCGTATGATCTGCGCCGAATCTTTTCAGTTCAGCAATAATGAAGTCTCTAGCCTTGGCAATGGAGGATTTGAATTTTGCCTTTTTCTTGTTTTTTGTGCGAGGATAGCCTAATGGCCAGTCCAGTGGATAATTAGTGATCATGTTGTTTGTTGTTTTATGATGAAAATGTGTTTCTCTAGTTTTTGGTGGATGCGCAGCTCCATGCCGGCATCAGATGCCAGCTTTGAAATCTGGGAGAGGTCCTTTTTCCTGATGCGGACCCGCTTGCCATCATTCAGCCGCTTCATTATTATTCCTGAATCCATGATCTGTCTTTTGTTTTTTCCGGTCGTTAAACTCCTCCTCTGAAACAGGGGACATCCCTATAATTTTCCTAAGTTCATTGGTTTTGTCAAATTCGTTCATTCCACTATTGTCAAGGTCCTTCTTGAATTCCTGCAGCTGACGCATGCGGTCCTGATATGACCTCCGCTGTGTGGTCCTCACCATCTCTGGTGCATTGTCCCTAAGCCAATCCATGAAACCTATATCAGGTTTTTTATCACTTTCAATTATTGCTGACGGAAGCATCCTTTTCAGCGTATGCGCTTCTTTCCAGTCGAAAGATGTGGCATGGTCCCGATTGTCAGCATCTTCATAAGTATCATCATTTACTTTTCTTAGATATTTGCCATCGACACTTACCAGATAATATTCCTGCTGCTCTGTATCCTTCACTTTCTTATGCGCCTCAGCAGCTATTGCCTCCGCT